CTTCCGGTTCAGATCGATCTTGATGTGGATCCCCGGAATCTCCTGGGGCAGGAAGGTCACCGCCGGGGCGGCGTGTTCGTCGGCGACCATCTTGCCCTTGACGAACCGGCCGCGGAGCCGGCTCTTGGTCGGGTTGAAAATGATCGAGCCGCCCGAGCGATGCGAGAGCATCTCGACGATCAGTTCGCTGGAGCCCTGGTACTGGTACTGCTGAACCGGCCTGGGGGGCTGGGCCTGTCCGCCGTTCCCCTGCTTTTGTTCGTTGGCCATTTGTCCGTTCTCCGTGAGATGCCCCGGCGAATCGTGCCGGGGCTATGTCTGGATGGAAACCGCCTCGGGGCTCACGCAGCCTTCGAGTGCGAATACTGGACGTACTCGATGATGTCGGCCGCCGTGCCGTTGGCATCGTAGATCAGGATCGGGGCATCCTCGATCATCGAGGTGATGAGCGACGCATCCGAGGCGACGGTCGGGAAGGTCGTCGTTGCGCTGGTCGGAGGGGTCAGGGTGTAGTTGGCGTGGAAGGCGTTGCTCGACAGGGCGTGGTACATCACCGGAGCGCCGGCCAGCGCCGCCACGGGCAGGTTCGTCCCGAACGTCAGGATCTTGCCGCTGCCGGAGAGGGTGGCCGTGCCGGAGAACCATGTGCCGTCCGAGAGCTTCACGCTGAAATAGTCGCCGGTGACCGCGGCATTGGCGGCAGCGTCCTGGAAGGCGGCCGTCACGTTGACGACTGCCTGACCGGCCGCGGCGCCGCCAGCGCACGTCGGCTGCTTGCCCGGGTAAGGCAAGGTGCCCTGGTAGTTGGTCGGGGCCGCGATCCCCGGTTGCGGGATTGCGTTCATCAGGTAGACGGTGTGGGCCGTCGAGCCGGCCTTGATCTGGATCTGGTCGATGCTGGTGAAATGGTGCTTCCGCCCCGGCACCAGCATCGTGATCGCGGTGCCGGCCGACTGCGTCGCTGCACCCAGCATCCCGGTGAAATTTCGCTTCATGGTGGAGCCTCTTCGAAAGATCGGGCCGGCCCGGGCCGGCCCGCTGTTGTCATGGCTTCAGGTCGAGGTTCGAGTCGATCAGTTCGGGAAGTTCGAGCACAGCGCCACGGCGTTGCCGAGCTTCATCTTGCCGCCCCACCGCATGCGGCACACGATCAGGTCCGTGTTCGAGGTCTGCAGCGTGTAGCCGGTGCGGTCCACCACCGTGGTCATGCCGAGCCGGCGGTACAGGCGGTAGTAGCCGAGGTTGACCGAGGCCAGCTGGTTGTTGGGGACCGTGTTGTTGACCCGGTAGGGCCAGTCGAACACGGTGTAGTCTTGCTTCATGCCAAAGACGCGCATTTGGTCGTCGGAGCCGCGCGGGATCGACGTGATGCGACTGTAGTTCACGTCGTTGCCGAGGTACACGTTCCGGCCACCCTCGGCGTTGCGGTACTCCAGCGGCAGCGCGAATTTCATGCCTTCCAGGTCCGCGACCACCAGCGGGCCGGAGGTCGGGTTCTCGGCCGAGAAGACGATCGGACTGGCGAACTGCAGGATGCCCTGCGGTTGGTTCGAGCCGTTGCCGTTGGCGATGACGTTGTCCAGCCAGTTCATGCTGGCGCGGCCGAAGGCGTCAATGACGAGTTGGCCGATGTTCGCCGGCGAGTCCTGCTGGAAGTCGCGGCCGATCTGCATCGCGGCGATCGACGGGTAGATCGTGTTGTTGAACTGGCCGACGTAGCTCGTCGCGTCGAACGGCGTGACCTGGGTGCCTTCCGCCGTGTACCCAAAGGACGGATTGCCGATCGAGCCGCCCTGGACATGGGAGCCGCGGGCGATGTCGATCACCTCGACGTAGGGGAAGAGCTGGCCGAACAGCAGCGGGATCGTGATGACGGCGTCGTCGAACTCGACCGGCACGAGGTTGGAGCCGCCGGAGGTGTTGTCGTCGATGAGGGGTGCCTTGGTCCAGCGGCCGAGGTCGAGCATCGCGACTTCGGAGTCGGTCAGCTTGCGGCGGTTGACCTCGTGCAGGGCCCCGTCCTTGCCGTCGGGGTCGCCGCCGTAGCCGCCGACGAAGCGGCTATTGCGGATGGCCCACTGGTAGAGGTCCTTCTCGTGGTCCGTCATCCGCAGGGCCGGAGGCAAGTGGTGCATCCCCTGCAGCGACTGCCGCAGCAGGGTGGCCTTCAGCCAGGCGCATGCAACGGCCTTGTCGCGCTCGGAAGCGGATTCGAGGTTTCGCCCCTGGTAGCTGACGTGCTGGCCAGCGAGGGGATTCAGACCCCCGTTGGCGAGCCGCTGCGGGAAGCTCAGGCTCTTGCGCGAGGTATCGTAACGCTCGGCCGCCTTGATGAATTCGATGTTGGCCCCGCCGGGGATGTCGAGGCTCGATCCCTGCCCGGCCGCCTGACGATAGATGTCGGCCGGAGATGCTCCAGCCGCCTTGGTCCCGTCCTGCCGGCTCTGGCTGGCGAGGTAGGCCTCGGCATTGGCCTCTGCCCTGGCCTGGTCCACTCCGCGCGGCTGGGGTTTGCCAGCCTTCAGCGCGGCGATCTCGGCGTCCTGGTCGGCCAGCCGCTTTTCGAGAGCGGCGAGGCGATCTGCCTTTGGCGGCGCCTCCCTGGAGAACTTGGCCAGCTCGTCAGGGGACAGTTCGCCGGAGACGAGCTTCTCGGCGGCTTTTTGGCGGATCGTCGTCTCGTCCGCGTCCGGATTCCACCAGCCCCGTGCGGCCCCGGCGGCCTTCAGGGCAACGGTCAGTTTCATGGTTGCGTCCTCTGTTCAAAAAAAGACAGGGCCGCACGACACCCCCTGGGAGGGTGAAATGCGGCCCCGTCTGGACCTGCGGAGGCTTTGGGGGCTAACGAATTATCTCTACGGTATCACGGCCCGTGCGCGGCCGTCAAAATGCGGGGAATGCTCAGGTAATGAGCAACTCGTCCTCGTCGGCCTCCTGCCGGGCGATCTCCTCATCGACGACTCGCTTCACGTCGTGCAGGACCGACCAGGACGCGCGCCTTGCTATCACGTCCGCCAGCAGCCGCGTCGCGTTGACCTCGACCGACTTGCCGATCTCGCTGCCGGGCTTGTGATGCCCTGCCTGCGGCGCGATGGAAGCGGTCGGCGCGGTCCCGTCGCCGGCCGCGGTCTCGGGCTTGATCGCCTCGAGCGCCTCGTGAGCGGACTTCAGGTGCATCCGGGCATTTTCGGCCTTCGTCATCTCCTCGTGATCGTGCGCATCCATGAGCAGACCCTGCGCCTTGGCCATGCACTTCATGCGGTCTTCCGTGAGGCGCGCGTCCTTGGTGTGAGCGGACGTGAACTTCCCCTCGTCGCCATCGTCGATTTTGCTGTCGTCAGGCTCCGTCTCCGAATCGTTCGGTTCAAGATCCGATCCATCCGGCTCAAGATCGCTGTCATCATCGTCGTCCATCGGCGGCATGGCCATCACCAGGTAGGACATCGCAGCCTTGACGAGCGGTTTGCAGGTCTCGGCCATCTCCTCGTGATCGTGTGCGGACTGGGCGTGCCCGAGGGCCTTCTTCAGCAGGCGCACGCGGGTCCTGGTCATGCGGTGCGCGGTCGCTGCTTTCGTCGACTTCGCTTTCCCACAGCCGCACTTCGACTTGCCGTGCAGGTCATCCTGCAGGCTCGCCTGCTTCTTTTTCCACAAATCGATGATGTTCGCCATGCCTTTTTCTCCGTTCGGAAACAAGCTGCCTGCCGCCCTGTGCGGCCGGTAGCGGCTGCCCTGAAGCTGGATGCCGTCGATGAGGTCCCGCTGCTCGGCGGTCTTCTGAATGGCTCGGTCGATGGCATCGGCCTGGACGATGCCATCGGATTCCTGGATCGCCCGCGCAAAAGCGGCCAGGTGGTAGAGGTGAGCTCCGGCCATCCCCTCCGTCCTCGTGGCCGCGTCCTCGATCTTGGCCGGGCTGGCGCCGGGAAGCCACTTTTGCAGCATTGCCGTGCGGATGGTCTTGTCCGGCAGCTGGAACTCCAGCACATCATGGAATCGCCCGGGCCGGTCGATCAGGGCCGCAGGGAGCCGCTCGGGAAAGTTGGTGGTGAGGACGGTCAGGCAGCCGGAGGAGCGGCCAATGCCGTCCATCTCCGTCTTCATCATGTCGATGGTGTAGTCGTTGAGCCAGTTGTCGATGTCCTCCAGGACGAGGACGGACGGCGCCAGCTCCTTGGCGAGGTCGAAGCCCATCGAGATGCCGCCGAACGCTCCGGAATGGTACAGGTCGCGGGCGCTGACCCAGATGAACGTCGCGTTGGCCTTGTTCATCATCAGTCGGCACGCCAGCGTCTTGCCTGTGCCCGGGGGACCGCACAGGAGCATGCCGTGGTTGGCGAAGCCGAGCTGCTTGGCGTTGAGCCGGTCGATCACGCGGCGAACCGCCTGCTCGTTCTCCGGCTCAAGGAACAGGTCGCCCCAGTCCTCTCCGGTCTTGGGCAGGAACTCCCCCGACAGAGCGAAGGATTCCCCCTTGAGGAAGTTGTTCTGTTCGGCCCATTTACGCGCCGCCTCCACCAGGTCTTCAATCACATGGCGGTTGTTGTCCGCAGCAAAGAAAGTGAGGCTGACCCCGAAATAAGAAGCGTTCACATCGAGAACGAGACTGCCTTGCGGACCGCGGCAGAAGGCCGTTCCAGACACGAGGAAGGTATCGCTTTTCGTCGAATTCAACTCGACTTTTTCGTACCTGGGGGGCGACTCCGTTCCGCTGAAGGAGATGTTGCGAACGTCCTCGACCTTGAAGCTGGCCATTGCCTCACGCAGGCCGGTCAGGAAGCTGCCCATGCGAACGGACGGCACCGGCACGGTCGTCTCGAACACGTGCTTGATAGGAACTTCCAGGTAGTCGCTGACCCAGGCAACCAGGGTGGACGATGGTGGGAGGATCTCCGACGCCACGTCGAACGCCTTCGACAGCGACCTGTTCCACCGCACCGGGTCTTGCCCGTCCATATCCTCGAACGACTTGAGCTTCGGGATCTCGTCGGGCTTGTAGCCAAACTCGTCCTTGAGGTGCCTGGCGAGGTGCTGCCAGCAGCTGCGGCGGTCCTTCTCGGGGATGTCCGCGCTCGAGCCGCGCGAGCCGTTGAGGGCTCCGACCGCCGCCGAGACGCCGGCCTTGACCACGACGAGCTTGCCATCGTCGATGTCGTGATGGGGCAGCTTGTACGAGCCAAAGGCGTCCTTGGCGTCCGAATCGACCCAGGCGAAGCCCTGCTGGTATTTTTCCCAGTCGATTTTGGCCTTGTCCCCCGAGCCGTCCGAGGAAGCCCATTTTGCGAGCCGCTCCGTCGCTGCGGCGGCATCCCACGGCCGGTCTGCGTCTGCGGCCGGGGTTTGCTTGTACGGCACCGCACCCTTGGTTGCGAGCTGTCCTCCCGTCACCGGGTCGTAGCCGCCCTTCACCACTGCGGCTCGCAAGGCGAACTTCGCGCCAGCCCAGGCCCTGAAGAGGGGGTCGTGCAGCTTTTGCCGGCTGAACGCGGTGATGACCGCGTCCTCGTTCGAGGGCACGCTGACCAGCGACACCTCGAACACGTCGAACTCGAGCACGTGGATGCCGGGGTACATGTCGCCTGGCTCCGGCCGCAGCGGCTGGAAGCTCTTCGGCTTGAAGCCGTGGCTGATGCGCAAGGCTCCGAACTCGACCAGCAGGGCCGAGTCCCGCCCCTGCTGGGTGTCGGCGATCGAGAGCGTCCCCTTGACGAGCTGCTTGTCCTGGCTGAGGACCTTCACCAGTTTGCCGATCGGAAACTGCGGCATGTGCTGCCACAGCAGCGGCGACCGCGGATCGACCGAGGCCCCGCCGCTTTCGAGCACGTCGCCATCGCGGTCCTTGCGAGTCGAGGTGATGACCGCGACGAAGTCCATGCACGACAGGGCCGACCGCTCCGCCTGGGGCACCTGCTTGAGGAAGAGCATGTCATCGTCATGATAGACGAGCGTGCGGGAGGCTTCCTTGACGGCGTCTTCGATGTCGATGGGTTTGCACAGGCCCAGGGCGGCGCACTCCAGCCGGCTGGCCTCGTACAGCCCGCCGCTGGTGACGTACTCGCGAGCCGAGCGGATGCCGAGGGCATGCGGTCGCGCGAGAATTTGCTGGATCAGTTCGTCTTGTTCCATGACCGCTCCTGGAAGCTGTGCTTTCGGGCAGGATAGCTGGAGAGGGCGCGCGCAGGCAAAAATGGGGGATTTATTGGCGAGGTCGTTTGCCAAGCAGCTTGTCCTGCTTGAAGGCGAGAACGGCACCTGCGAGTGCAAGGGATTCCTCCGCCACAACCACTGCAAGCACCTGGACAGCCTGCGCGCCCTCCGCACCGCCGGCAAGCTGTGAGCCACCCATCGGGACCGCTCGCCCCGGTCCCCATTCCAAGGAGACGACCATGACCCTACTTCTTCAGCCGGCGGGCGTGCCGCTCCGCAGCCGCGGCCTCCTCCTGCGCCTGCCGCTCGGCCTCGGCCTCCCTGCTGCGGCGGCGCAGCTCCTCGATGCGCTCCTTTTCGGCGCGCAGGTCGTCGTCGATGAACCGGCCGAACTTCGCGGCGAGGGTCTGAGGATGGAGCTGCACGACGACCGAGCAGGCCTGGCAGACGGCAGTCGGGACCTCCGCGGAAGTATCGCCGACGAACTGCTGGCTGCCGCAGACGCAGGTCGCGTTGCTGTGCGTGGCCCACTTTTCTACGAGGTCTGAGGTTCTGTGAGCGTTGATCGGCGGCATGGGAGCGTCCTCGGGGGTGTGGAGGTGAGATGCGGGACGAGGCGCCTGGCCACGAGACGAGACCTCACCAGAGATGGGGCAGTCCGGGCGGACGGGCTGGTGAGGCCCCGGTCCGGCCCGGTCTGTGCGCGGCTGCGCGGCCGCTCCCCGACTGTGGTGCAGGGTACCGCGCTGTGCTGCAAGGGCAGAAATTGGGGGAAGAATGGTGCCGTCACGGCGCGGCTGGATTACGCAGGCTTCTGTTCGGCCGCGCGCAGGGCCCGGTCAATCTTGGCCATCGTGGGCACGCTCGGCTTGTTCTTGCCCTGCTCGATACGGTTGAGCGTCTCGGGGCGGATGCCGGCGCGGCGAGCCAGTTCCGCCTGTGACAGCCCGAGCCTGCGACGGGCACGGAGGATGTCGCGGGCCTGCAGGACGGCCAGCGCCTCGAGCGCGGGGTAGTTGCCCTCGGCGTCGGGCCTGGGCATGGCGGGCTCCCACAGGTCGGCGCGGCGGAGCAGTTCCTCGTAGGCCGCCTCGGCGAGCAGCACCACCCGCTTGCCCTTGTGTGTGATGCGGCGAGCGTCTGGGAGGCTTGCACCGGGGCCGCTGTTCTGCTCTCGAAGGTCAGTCTTCATAAACGTCCTTCCGGTCTCCGATCTTCTCCACGATGACCGCATCCCCCTTGACGCGAAAGATGAGCCGGTAATCCCCTGTCCTGATCCGATAGCGGCCGGCCTTGTCTCCCTTGAGGCGCTTGACCCCCGAGACGGCAGGCCAGCCTTCGAGCCGCGCCAGCGTCTTGCCGATCCGCTCGCGGACGACGCGGGGCAATTCGGCCAGCTGGTCCAGGGCACCGGGCGTCAGCGTGACGGCAGCCATGCTCGCATCATCCCGACCGTGTCAAGACTTGTCAAGGCGAACGGGCACCGGAAAGCGGAAGCGACGGCGATCCGGGCGAACGTGGTGAACGGGACGGTGGAGGAGGCACGCTGGCTTGCTCTCGGTGCCAACAAGGCACACGGGCTGAGGCGGACGAACGAGGACAAGCGGCGGGCGGTCGAGCAAGCGCTGCGGATGAAGCCGCAGATGAGCGACAGAGCGATTGCCGAGCATTGCGGGGTGAGCGACCCATTCGTTGGGTCAGTTCGGCGTGAGGTGTTAACGGTTAGCACCTCAACCCGCACTGGCAAGGACGGGAAAGAATATCCAAGCGAGCGAAAGCAGTCTCCCAGCTCACCACCATCGCCGACGTTCGCCTTCGATGATCCAGAGTCTGAACCTGATAAGCCGCCCCAGCCAGTTGACCGCCCGAGCGATGCAGGCTATTACGCCGCCCCGTCCGCCGAGCCGACCATTTTCTTGACATCAAGAAAATGCCCAGCCCCCACGGCTGGGGCGTGGAGCAGAAGTCTTAGTCTTAGCCCTGGCGAGCTTTTGCTTAACCAAGAGGTTAACCTCCTGGTTAACCATCTGGCGAGGACTCGCTCAGTCCTCGGGCCAGAACCACCCCCCTTGCTCGAAGCGGAAGCCGTACCGCTCCGGGTCTTTCAGCAGTGCGACCAGAAACCCGACCGGGTTGATGATGGGCCGTTCCTGGTCTCGTTTTCTGCGCTCGAACCAGGCCGTAACGCTAAGAGCCTTCACCGGATCAGCTCGGAGGTGCATGCTTGCAGCTTCCTGGTTCACGCCGTGGTGAAGCAACACACTGTGCAGCCACTTCCAGAGTTCCTCGGGGGTATCGTGGAAATGCTCCTTGAGCTTCAGGTCCTTGACGAGCTTCCGAAGGTCTCGAAGGAGTTTGCCTTTGAAAACCTCGGCAGCAGCGGCAGCAACTTCGCCTCTGTTTGCTGCTGCTGAAATTTTGCTCTGGTTTTCTTGGGTCTGGTTATACTGAGTCTGGTTAGGGTTCACCCCGTGAACTAGCGCTAGTTCATCCGGTGAACTAGACTGGTTCACGCCGTGAACTACCATCGGTTCACCCGGTGAACTGATCGGTTCATCCCGTGAACTGATCTCGCCTTCTTTTTGCCGCAGTATTTGCCGCAGCAAAGGCTTTCGGGAAGCCTCGGGTTCACCGGGGCCGGCGGCCAGGTGGACGAGTTCATAGAGGTTGCTCCGCTTCAGCCGGGAGACCCGGAGCAGGCCAAGCTCCTTCAGTGACTTGGTCTCCTTGACGATCGTGGCGCGAGCCAGGCCGGTCTCGTTCTCCAGGGT